TAAAACAGGATTACGATACTAATTATGAGAGACAACAGCAACAAAACGATATAAACGCTCATAATATGGACGCTATCGCAGGTAGAACTGGACTATGATTATCTAAAAGAGGTATAGAATGATTAAATTATACTAATCAACAAGCAAAGAATATCTTAGATGATTTAACAAAGAATTACGATAGAAATAATAAAGAAATGGCTGATGGTATCGCCGATATTATTAGAAATTGGCAATGGAATAATGAAGACTTAACAAAAGCCTGTGAAGACGCTCTAACCAAAGCAAAAAATAGTTTTACAAGTAATATGCTAGCAATACAACAGCAATATTGAACTGTATGACTACAAGCACAGCAGGCTCTATCTCAAAACGTTCAGTCTTTTATTGAACAAGCTGAAAATATCTATGATAATGCACTTGCTAGACAGCAAAATAACCTAACAAATCTTATAAATAACGTTGCTAATCTTAACGCTATTGCTTCTAATAACTTACTATTAAGACAACAAAGAATAGCACAATTCCAAAGTGAAGCAATGAACTTAAATAGAAGTCAATTACAAAGTCTTGCTAGTCAATTATGAATGGATCCAAATAATTACCAAGAATTAGTAAATTACCAAGCACAGGCTGTTGCTAATGAATTAAATTGATATGCTCCTTGAATTGGTGTAATGTTCCAAGACCAGATTTCATCTATGTTAGAGTCTTGAGCAAACTGACAAGAAGTATTGCAATGGGTAATGAACCAACCTGAATTCAAAGAAATGACAGCTTGAAATTGAAGTGATAGTTGGGCTATGAGTAATTGATACTTATATAACAAAAATACTGGAGATTATATGAATTTAGGAGAAGAAAAAGCAGTAGAACAATGGAAAAATGCTTGAGGTAATGCTTTATATAATCCATATACAGGAGAAGTTAAAACATTTAATGGTTGAACAGCTACTACAACTGATACTAATTGAAATTATCAAAGAGTTAAACTATGAGAAGATGTAGCTGACACTTGAATACCTAGTGTATATTGAAATAATGTAAAGCTAGCTCCTACTGTGTGAAATATGCTAGCACAGGCTTATAATGAATTAAAAGCACAAGGAATTGATTTACAGATTTGAGACTCTTATAGAAGTTATGAGACACAAGCAAAGGCTTATGAAGAAGACCAAGCAAAGCCAGCAAATGAAAGAAAATGAGTTGCTAAACCTTGAAGCAGTTATCATGAGATTTGACAGGCTTTCGATATAGCACAAAGTCAGATGAATGATAAAACAATACAACAAGCTCTATACAATGCTGGATTTACAAGACCAGTTGCTAGTGAACCTCGACATTGGAGTTATTGAGAATGAAAAGATGCTTTTTGAGGTAAAGCACAAGATAATGATGCTTATAGATTAGCACAAAGTATATTAAATTGAACTGGTAAATTACCTTGAAAGAGTGCTAAAAACTATACAGCTGTAGTATCTGCCTTAGATGATTTAATTACACAAAAATTCTGAAATTGAGACTTATCTTGAGTAGATTTAATAAGGTCTAGTGTAATTCAAGAAGATAACTTAGGAGCAGATGAAAGAAAGAATATACAACAAATATTCAATTCTATACAGAATACACAGCAATTAAAAAGCACTCTAGAAGCTAATAAAGATAAAACTTGACCTTTAATTAACAACCTTGCTAAACTAAATCCACGAGATGCAGATTATGCAAGTATCACAGCACAAATTAACTCTATGGCTTCTTCTATTGCTAAATGATTTGGAGAGTCTTGAGCTCTTACGGATCAAGATATTGAAAGAGTGATGAAAGCAATGCCAAATCAAAAGCTATGAAATAAAGCAAATGAGGTCGTTTGAAAATTACTACAAGCTAGACTATATAGGTCTTTAGTAAATACTCTTGAAGTAAATGCAAAAGCACAAGTAAATGTAAGTCAATTCGCTAGTGATTATGAAAAAGCTGTAAATTGGTTAAATAGTAATTGATTTAATACTTGAAATGATGATGGTTGATATGTATCTCCATTTACAAGCAGTTGAAGAAAAATAAATTGATGAAGAAGTTAAAAAAAGGAGCTTAAATGCTCCTTTTTATTTGTTTTAAATCTTCTTTAATACTATCTGTTTGCCAAGTATCTTTATAGATTTCTATTTGTCTATCTTCTAGAATTTCTAGATATCTATAAGACTTAGAATTCTGATAAATTACTATTCAAAAACCTAAAATAATAAGTGATAGTAGTATAATAAATTGCCAATTTTTCATTGCTAATCCTATAAAAAATAAAGATACACAATTATATCTAAAAAAATACTATAATTCAATACAATAATTCGGCTTAAATACTACTCTTTCAATAATAAAAAATACAACTGTATTTATTGGAAATATCTCTTATCACATTTAATAAGAGATATTTTTATATATTCAGGAATTATGGAGGAAGAACTTAAAATATATGAAGAATACTGAAAAAATCCTCTATTATTTATTGAGGCTATGTTCTGACTTACTCCTCAACAAGTTTTACCTGAATATCAAATTTTACTAGAAGAATGCAGAAAAACCTGAGATTATTCTAGGATTAAATCTAATATGTTTGAAAAGTTTGTTAAATATGAACAACTTACACGGCAACAAGTAGAAATCGTATTAGCTGTTGGTAGAGCTGTAAGATGAGAAGATAAAAGAAAAATAGTAGTAAAATCCTGACACGGTATCGGTAAATCATCTATCATTTCTATCATAATGATCCGATTTCTTTTTTGTTATTATCATGCAGTAATTGGTTGTACTGCACCGACACAGGTTCAAATGCAGGATGTATTATGGAAAGAATTATCACTATGGAAAGATAGACTCCCTGAATGAATAAAACAATACTTTGAACACACTAGAGATTATATGAGAGTCTGAGAGACTGAAAATGATAAAAATGCACGATATGCTAGAGCAAGGACAGCAACTAAAGAACACCCTGAAGCTCTTGCTTGATTACACTCTGATAACTTAATGATTATAGCAGATGAAGCATCTTGAGTCCCTGATGAGATATTTGAGACTGCAATGTCAGCTATGACTAACCCTAACTTTATCTTCCTTATGATTTCTAACCCAACAAGGCTAGAATGATATTTTTATAAATCATTTACAGAAAATGCTGAATGATTTCAGACTTTAAGTTTTAATTCTGAGGAGTCTCCTATCGTTGATTGGGCTTTTGTTAATAACATTATTGCTGAATATGGTAAAGACTCTGACCAATATAGAGTTAGAGTTCTATGAGAATTCCCTAAAGCAGGACTTATTGATGATAAATGATGGATACCATTATTTGACCCTAATGAGATAACTTTCATAACAGAAGAACAAGCTAGTTATGAAATGAATGAGTTTGATAAACTTTGAATAGATCCAGCAGGTAATGGAAAAGACTTTGCCTCTTTTGTTGCTAGAAATAACTTTTATGCTAGTAGAGTCTCAAGAGAACAGAAATCTGATGACAAATCTATAGCACTTAGAACAATACAATTAAAAACACTACTCCCTAGACTCAAAGATAATGATATTATCTATGATAATTTTTGAGTATGAGCTAATTTAGGAGTAGAACTTGCTAAACAATGAATATTTGCAAGATGAGTAAATGCAGGAGATAAAGCTGAAGATGAAAATACTTTCTTAAATAAAAGAGCTGAATGTTATTGGAGACTAAAAAAGGAGTGTAAACAATGATTAAAGCTGATATGAACAGCTAAAGACTGGTCAGATTTATTTATGATTAAGTATAGGAGAACTGAAAAAGGACTAATAAAAATAATGGATAAAGTAGAAATGAGGAGAGAATACTGAAAATCACCTGATGATGCTGATGCTTTAATGATGACATTTTGGGACAACCCACAAATCATAAGAAAACAAAGAGAAGAAAGAGAAAGGCAACAAATAAACCCATTTACAGGAGAATTAAAAAGAAGTAAACATTTATCACATAAATTAACTACAGCATGGTAGATACAGAGAAGCTAGAAAATAGTAAATTAGAAGAAAAAACTAACCTTAAAGTGTCTGATACTGATGAAGAAGCCTTGCACAGAGTCCTTGATAGAATGGATGAAATGAAACAAGGTAAAGATAGACAAGAACAAGAGGCACTTTGGGATTATATTGATAAAACTTTTAAAGCTAAACCTAGTTATAAATGGAATTGACAGGTTGCACCAACATTAAAAGTAGAAGAAGCACTAATTGAAGCCTCTATATGAATGCAAGATGCACAATTACCAATAAATGTTGAAGCAGACTGAAAGCCTGATGGAATAATGCTACAACTTGCTAGATATACTCTAGACCATTTTATCTATAAGGAGAGAATAACACAAGAAATTAGACTCCATATGGACTACTCTAGAGCTAGATATTGAACTGCTGTATTGTTTTCAGGATTAGAATTATCTTCTAAATTTATTGCTAAAGAAAGTAATGACTGATATTTTAACCCAAAATGAGAGCTTGAAAGAATAGAAGAACTTCATGTTAAAATTAAAGATGTTCCAATAAGACAGGCTTATTTTGATGATACAGCTAAAAGATATGAAGAAGCAGTAGACTGTATTTATGAAGAATTTTTACCTATTGATGAATACAAACTAAGATACTTAGATGATAACTGAAAATCTAAGAAAAATTTTACTAATGCTGAATATGTTTGAGTCTCTGATGATGTAAGACCTGATGAAAACCAAAACGGAGATATGGTAAAACTTTGGCATTATTACAATAAATTATATGCTAAATATATAATCGTAGTTAATGAAAAAATAGTAATTTATAACTGAATAGCCTCTACAAGACACGGAGAATTGCCTCTTGTACCTGTTCAGTTTTATAATAATCCTTACTCAATTTATGGTATCGGTATACCTGAAAGATATGCAACAATTAAAGCATTAAATAACAACTTCTACTCAGCTATGATATGATGAGCTTGGCTTAATGCTGGTTCTATATTATTTACTGGAGAATGAACTGAAATTGATGGAGAAATTTTTGTTGAACCTTGAGAGATTTCTATCATAGAGATGACAAAAGGATCTAGTAGAGATGTAACACCATATAATACTAATGTTAATGTTCAACAGCTAGCTGATATTGTTACTCGTATGGATGATATTTGAGCCTACTTAACAGGTATAAACATAAAAGCTCCTTATTCTTCTCCAGCAAAGACAGCTTTTGAGACTTCTGTTATGAAAGAAGAACAGAATAACAGACTTAAAACTATTTATGAAACAAGAGTAATGTGACTTGAACAAGCCTTTACTTTAATGTTATCAAATATCTTTACTTTCTTACCATATCAATATGCTGAAAAGTCTATTGATGAGAAGCAAAAGTTAAAGAATTATAATTGGTATCAAATCCCTGTAAACTGATACAGAATTATAAGAGATGAAAACAATAACCCATTAAATCTTGAAGAAGCTAAAGACTATAAAGACTATTTTGACTTAAAGCCTGAAATAGTAGAGACTTGAAGAAATATGAAAGTAAGAATAGTTACTCCATCAACAGCTTCTACAATGAAAGCCTTAGAAGTAGAAAATATCACTAAATATATACAAGCTAAGCAAATTCT